TTGCTGACACTCAGAAAGAAAAACTCGCTACTCTTGCCGAAAATGTTGAGTTTGAAAGTGAGTCAGACTATCGTGAGAAGCTAGGTACTTTAAAGGAATCTTATTTCCCTACAAAGACTACAAGCACTCCAAAAAGCACCTCTGAAAATTTATCAGAAGAGGTATCTACTGACGAAGTAGCATCACAGGAAGTAAATCCTCAGATGCAAGCCTATCTTGGTATGCTTTCAAGAGCTGCTAAAAAGTGATTTTTAGATGATTAATTCAAACAAACAAAGGTAAAATTCAAATGCAGATGTACAATTCTGAGCATCTACAGGAGAAGTGGGCACCGATTCTAGACTATGATGGTCTAGATCCAATTAAGGACGCACATCGCAGATCAGTAACCGCAATCCTGCTCGAAAACCAAGAAAAAGAATTACGTGAGGAGCGTAGTTTTCTTTCCGAAGCTCCAACTAACAGTACCGCAACAGGTGCGAACGCAGGTTTCTCTGCTGACGCTGCTGCTGGTGGTCCTACTGCTGGTTTCGACCCCGTTCTAATTTCATTAATTAGACGTGCAATGCCAAACTTGGTCGCATATGACCTTGCTGGTGTTCAACCAATGAATGGTCCTACTGGACTAATTTTCGCAATGCGTTCACGTTACACTAATCAGAGTGGAACTGAAGCATTATTCAACGAAGCAGATACCGCATTCTCTGGACAAGATTCTGGAAATGACAATACTAACGGCATGACAAATGCTGCTGTTGGTCTTGGTACTACTTCACAAGATGGTACAAACCCATCCGTACTTAACGATTCTTCACCTGGAACCTATAACGTAGGTCAAGGTATGAGAACAGATGATGCTGAATCACTTGGTGAATCAGATCATTTCAACCAGATGGCTTTCAGCATCGAGAAAGTAACAGTTACTGCGAAATCTCGTGCGTTAAAAGCTGAGTACTCACTAGAACTCGCTCAAGACCTCAAGGCAATCCACGGATTGAACGCTGAGGCTGAGTTAGCAAACATTCTCTCTACAGAGATTCTTGCTGAGATCAACCGTGAAGTTATCAGAACTATCTACAACGTTGCTAGACCTGGTGCTCAAGCAAACGTTGCTACTGGTGGTACATTTGATCTAGATACCGATTCAAACGGTAGATGGTCAGTTGAGAAGTTCAAGGGTCTTATCTTCCAAATGGAAAGAGACGCTAACGCCATCGCACAAGAAACTCGTCGTGGAAAGGGCAACATGATCCTTTGCTCCGCAGACGTTGCTTCTGCTCTAACAATGGCTGGTGTTCTTGATTACACCCCTGCACTTAATGCTAACCTTAATGTAGATGACACAGGCAATACATTTGCTGGTGTTCTTCAAGGTAAGTACAGAGTATACATCGATCCTTATTCTGCAAACGTTGCTGATAGTCAGTACTACGTTGTTGGATACAAAGGTTCTTCACCTTATGATGCTGGACTGTTCTACTGCCCATACGTTCCACTACAGATGGTTCGTGCTGTTGGTCAGGACACCTTCCAACCAAAAATTGGATTCAAGACTCGCTACGGCATTGTCGAGAACCCATTCTCACAAGGTACAACTCAGGGACTTGGTGCTCTTAGTAAGAATACTAACCGTTACTACAGACGTGTTAAGGTTTCTAACCTTATGTAAGAAGAAAGGATATAATTCCTTTAATAAAGAGACTCCTTCGGGGGTCTCTTTTTTTGTCTATATAATATACTGATTTTATTATAGAATGCTAAATCCAGAATATAGTTTTGAAAAAACAGAATTGTTTTCAACTCCAATATGGACATCAGAATTTACAGAAATAGATAATAATAAAATTGAAAAAAAAGTATATAATATGAGAGATGAAATTAAAGAGAATCTTAAATGGACTGATGTATGGGAAAGTGAATATTGCCCACCAGATTCGTATGATCAAATTTTCCTTGCTTTTTATCCATCAATTTTTTCATTAACCACAAATCCAAGAATAAAAAGAATTGATGATTGTACACCTAAATTTCACATTTATAAAAAAGGTTCTTCTAGTAGATTAATAAATTGGATTGATAGACCTAACGATTTACTTTTGATGTATTTTGTAAAGGTTCCAAATGAAAATATTCCATCTTTATTATTAAAAGATCCTAGACCATTGGTTCATGGAAATTATTTTTATAAAAACGCAATACAAAGGGAAGAATATATCAGATTTGAACCAAGTGTTGGAACTTGTGTAGTTTTACCTACTTATATGGAATATTTTATTGATACTAATCATTCTGAAGAAGATTTAATTGTATTTACAGCACCACTTACATTATCATGGTAAATTCGTTAACAGAAAATTTATTTTTTTATACTCCAATATGGGATACTATATTATCTGATGTTGATAATAGAAAAATAGAAAATGAAATATATTCATATAAACAAGAAAGAAATGACGTTACCTTTTCTAATAGAGGTGGATGGCAAAGTGAATCTCTAAGAGCAAGACCAGAAAATTGTGGATCATTATCATTAGTTTTTGATAAAATCGTAACTTTAGTAAATACTCTTCCATTAAAAAATAAAATAAAACATGCTGAAATATATTATTGGATGAATATTAATGGTTATAGGGATTATAATACATTACATCATCATTGCGGAAAACATGAAGATTTAAGTGGGATATATTATGTTAAAATACCAGAAGATTGTAAAGCATCAGTTTCTTTTGTCGATCCTAGACCAAGAACATCTGCCAATCCTTTTTATACTGCCAATTTTTTAAATTATGATGAGTATGTAAAATATGAACCTTCAGAAGGATCATTATTACTATTTCCAACATTTTTTGAACATCAAGTTGAACCAAATAATTCTAATGAAGATAGAATTTCGGTTTCTTTTAATTTATCATTAACACATGAAGAAGCATAGTTTATTTGAAACACCATTATGGAATTTTTCAATATCAGTTGATAATAGACAACTAGAAAAAGAAATTTTAAACATTCAAAAAAATAATCCAATAGGTGTTGTAAAAGTTAATAGAGGTGGATGGCAAAGTCCTTCATTTTGGGCAGGAAAGGGTGACAATTTTGATATAGAATCTTCTTTTGATGGTAATACTACTGGATTATCTAATCTTTCTAGTAGAAAATTATTTGAACCTATAGGTGATACAGCAATAAATTTACCCTATAGGAATAAAAGATTAAAAGATGTACATTATTGGATTAATATAAATGGTCATATGGATTATGCTAGTCAACATCATCATTGTGGTGCTGATATGAGTGGTATATACTATGTAAAAACACCAAAAAATAGTTCCACTATTTCTTTTTTTGATCCTAGAAAAATTATATGGGGTAATATGTTTTTTATAAGAGAATATGAAGAATATAAAGAATCGGCAATGTTTGATCCTCAAGAGGGAATGGTATTTTTGTTTCCATCATTTTTAGAACATAGTGTTACTAGAAACGAAACTCATGAAGATAGAATATCAATTGCGTTTAATTTGTTTTTTGAAAGATAAATAGATAAAAAACTATAATGGCTTCGTCTGGACCTTTTGTAACACAAATACAAAATAGGAATTATCTATCTGGTATAGGTTTTAAATTTAACCTTGCAAAGCACCCTAAAGTTGATTTTTTCTCAACTAGTGCTAGAATACCAGAAGTTAATTTAGCACTTGCTGTTCAGCCAACATATTTAAAGGATATTGATATTCCTGGCGAGAAATTAACATATGGTGATTTTACATTAAAATTCTTAGTTGATGAGAATATGGAAAACTATATGACTGTATATAATTGGTTAGTTGGATTAGGATTTCCAGAATCTACAAAACAGTTTAAAGATTTAACTACAGATAGTGCTGATCAGAGAGATCCTAAAGAAGCATACTGTGATGGAACTCTAAGAATATTGAATAGTAATTTAAGAGAGATAGCACAAGTTAAATTTCAAGATCTATTTCCAGTATCTCTTACATCATTGGATTTTGATTCCAGTAATACTGATATTGAATACTTTACAGCAGAAGCAACTTTCAGGTATACTATATACGATTTGATAAGCACTATTAAATGAACCTTGACAAAATTCAGGAGATGTGGGAGCGTGATGCTGTCATTGATCCTGATAATCTACATGATGAATCACTGAAGATTCCCCAATTACACGCAAAGTATTATACAGTTTATAATACTGTTACTTTGATGCGTGAAAAAGCAAGAGAACAATATAATAAAGTTAGATTAGAACGACACAACTTTTATACTGGTAAAGCACCAGCAGAAGTATATGTAGAAGAACCATTTCCATATAAAGTAAGAGAAAAGGATGCTATACAGAGGCATATGGAAGCAGATGATAAAATGATGAAGATAGATCTTAAGATAAGGTATTATGATACTACTTTAAAGTTTTTAGAGGAAATTATTAAAAATGTTTCTAACAGAACATTTCAAATTAAGAATGCAATTGAGTGGAATAAGTTTCAAGCAGGTATGTAGATTATAAATATATGAGTAGATCTAATATTAGACGATGAAACCTACTCCAAGAGAAAGTAAAGTAATCCACGAGAACTATGAGAAGGTTGTGGAGTATCTTATATCTGAGCAATATGCAACTGATTCTGCTTCAGCAGATAAAATCATTTCAGGTATGAGTCAAGATTGGTTTGATACTATTGTTGGGTAAATGAAATCATTTAAGCAATTTTATGAAGCTGCCATTGCTGCTCCTCTAGTAGGTGCAGGAGCAAAAACTCTCCTAAAAATTGGGGGAGCATATGCTGCTGCTAAAGGAGGTGAAAGACTTCTTAAGGATTTGCTTGGGGTACCAGGTTCTTCTGGACCTACTGATTGGACTAAAAATCCCAGAGATGATACAGATAGGGAACTTAATACTCGTCAGAATCAGGTGAAAGATGCTGCTAAAAATAGACCTCATGATAGGGATATAGAAGCATATAGAAAAACTATCGATCCTAAAACAGGTAAAACAACTTTATCACCTGAAGATCAAATAGAAGTAATCAAAAACGCAGCAGCAAAGCATCCATCGTTGAAGAAATTAAATAAGAAACTAAACAAAGATAAAAAATAAGTCTCTAAATAATCCTATGATGGTATAGGATTATGAGTCATTTGATTATATCAAAAAAGAATGAAGTCTATTTAAAAGTAGATGCAGAACCGCATGTGTATTATGAACTTGCGGATCAATTTACTTTTGAGGTACCTGGTGC